ATCAGGAGCGATAAATGAACGTGAATCAACTCACACAAGAAACAATTGAGCTGATGAAGTCAGCACAAGCAAACGGCGAGCCGTTGAACAAAGGTTTTAATCAGCCGACCAACTTTACCACTGGTTTGCAAACCTATGACCTGTCCGCGCCGTCTCAAAAACTCTATCCGGTATTGACACCGTTGCGTAACCGTATCCCACGCGTGGGCGGCGGTCGCACCATCGGCTCAAACTGGAAGGCTATTACCAATATCAACGTCGGTAATCAACGCGCCGGTATCAGCGAAGGTAAACGCGGTGGCGTCATTAACCATGAAATGGTAGAACGTAACGCCCAATTCCGCGCTATCGGCTTGGAAAACCAAGTTTCCTTTGAAGCCGACTATGCTGCGCGTGGCTTCGAGGACGTGAAAGCGTTGGCTGTTGCCCAAACCTTGCAAGCCACTATGATTGCCGAAGAAATGATTTTACTGGGCGGTAACACTAGCCTGAAATCAGGCGTTACACCTACTCCGACCGCTGCCGTTTCGACTGACGCGATGGGTAAAATCAGCGGTAGCACCTTGTCTGTAATCTGCGTGGCTTTGGGCTTGCAGGCATATTGGGACGTAGCAGGCGCAAACAACGGCGCAATCGGTCAAAGCCTGAACATCAAAACTGCTCAAGTGCCGACCAAAATCACACGCCAAAACGCGGATGGTTCTACCGATACATTCGGCGGCGGTTCTGCTCAAAAATCTGCGGCCGCTTCTGTTTCCGGCATTGCGACAGGTAAAAAAGTAACCGCCATGGTTCCGGCCGTTCGTGGCGCGGTTGCCTACGCTTGGTTCTGGGGCGCTGCCGGTTCTGAAAAACTGGGTGCGGTCACTACTTCTGCGAAAGTGGATATTCTGGCAGACGCTGAAGGCACTCAAACCGCCGCTTCTTTGCCGTCTGAAGACAACTCTACTTCCATCTTGGAATTTGACGGCCTGTTGACCCAAATCGCCCTGCCTGATTCCGGCGCGTATTGGGCGGATAACAAAGGCAGCGGCCTGACCTCAGACGGCGCAGGCGGCGTGTATGAGTTTGAAGAAGCCTTTGCAAACTTCTACTCAAAATATCGCCTGTCCCCTGACACAATCTACGTCAACGCACGCGATTTGGCTTCTTTGACTAAGCTGATCATCGGCAACGGCGGCGCACCGCTGATTAAGCTGAATGTGGACGTGAACAACACCGCAAATATTAAGGCTGGTGTCGTTGTCGGTTCGTACCTGAACAAAATCACAGGCGAAGAACTGAACATCGTGGTTCACCCGAACTTGCCTGCCGGCACTTACCTGTTCTACTCAAGCCGTCTGCCTGCTTACGTTCAAGGCGTGGGTAACTTGTTGCAAGTGCGTACACGCCAAGAGTATTACCAAATCGAATGGCCGTTGCGTACCCGTATGTATGAATACGGTGTCTATGCGGACGAAGTGCTGCAAGGTATGTTCATGCCTGCCTTCGGTATGATTACCAACGTGGGTTAAGCCTAATCAGGCCGTCTGAATTTCGGACGGCCTATTTCTTTTGGAGATTTTGAAATGACTAAATTGGTTAAATTACAAGCCCCCGAGGGCTTTACCGATGTTTCCTTTGGTAGTCAAAGCTACGAAGTAGGCGAAAACGGCATTGTCGAAGTGCCTGCTGAAGCGGCGCAATTCCTGTATCAGTTCGGCTTTGGTAACGTGGTTGAAGAACTTGCCGAAGAGGCTGAAAAAGCCAAGCGCGGACGCAAAGCCGAAGCTGAGAAGACTGAATAACGATGACCGACCTTTTCCTACTTGATTCGCTCAAGCAACGGCTGGGCGTTACCCATGACAAGCAGGACTCATATTTTCAGACCCTGCTTGATGGGGTATCGGCGGCGGTTGAGGCTTTTATTGGGCGCAAGCTTGAAGCGGCGGATTATGTCGAGCGATACAACGGCAACGGCAAGAATCGCCTTGTTCTGGAACAATGGCCTGTTATTTCCGTGTCGTCTGTAAAAATCAACGGGCGCGCGGTAGATGACTGGGACTTTGATAACTGGCTGTTGATTCGTCATGCCTGTTTTGCGCAGGGAATCCGTAACGTTGAGGTTTCGTACCGTGCTGGCTATGAAACCATGCCCACCGATATTCAGGAGGCTATCTTGATTATCGCAACGCAACGCTTGAACGAAATCGAGAACAAGGGCGTGCAGAGTAAAAGCCTTGCGGGGGAGACTATATCCTTTTCAAGCTTTGGCCAGTCGGGCGGCATCCCACCGTCCGCTTACGCCATTTTGATGGAATACAAGCGAAAGGCCGTCTGAAATGCTGAACGTTGAGTTTATCGGAGGCGACGCAATCGCGGCCGTCTTGAAAGCTTATTCTGACGGCGTACAGTCGGCGGTTGAAAAGTCAATCGGTCGGTCGGTTTTGAAGTTGCAACGTGAAGTCATGCAAAACCGCCTGTCTGGGCAGGTGCTGAATGTACGGACTGGCAATCTTCGCCGTTCAATACATCAGCAAGTAACCAGTTCGGGCGGCTTGGTGGTTGGCGAGGTCAATACGAATGTCCGCTATGGCGTGGCGCACGAATATGGCTTTGCCGGAACAGTCAACGTTAAAGCCTCAATGAGGCAGATACGTCAGGCTTTCGGCAGGCCGTTGAAATCGCCGCGTTATGTTCAAATCCGCGCACACTCTCGCAATGTGAAGCTGCCTGAACGGTCGTTTTTACGGTCGGCTTTACGCGATATGAAGCCGGAGATTGAGGCGGATTTGAAAAAATCCATTGAGGGGGCATTGCGATGAATCGTGAAGCGATTTATTCCGCGCTGTGGGCAAAGCTTGAGGCTTTAGACGGTTTTACAACCAAGAGCCGCAAACTGTTGCACTGGAATGACGTAAAGGGCTACGACCAGCCGGCGTTATTTATGGCTCAAGGCGATATGCAGGCAGTAACGACAACAGGGCAAGAGACGAAATGGCTGTTGCGCGTTGACGTGTATTTGTATGTTCAGACGGCAGGCGAGCCGCCCGCGCCCATCATGAATCCGCTGATTGACGCTGTGTGTAATGCCGTGAATGCCGTCCACCCAATCACGGGTAAGACGGCCTTAGTGGTAGATGGCGCGGACGTTGAGTATTGCCGCGTTGAGGGTACGGTAGAAACAGACGAGGGAACGCTTGGTAATCAGGCCGTCTGTATTATCCCAATTATGATTTGCGCCGCTTAGTCGGCAATTAGAAAGGAAATGTCATGCAGTTGACGTTTGGTAGTGGCGAAGTTTTCGCCGAAATGATTACGGATGCTTACGGCAACCGTGTGCAAAACGCAACGCCCGTGCGAATCATGGGCTTGCAGGAAATGTCTGTTGACTTGTCGGCAGAGTTGAAAGAGTTTTACGGCCAAAACCGCTTTGCGCTGGCTGTTGCTCAAGGCAAGGTCAAAGTTTCAGGCAAATTCAAAGGCGCTTTGATTAACGGCCTGACACTGAATACTTTGTTCTTCGGCGCTGAGTTTGCAACCGGCACGATGAAAGCATTATGGGCAAATACTGACGGTAAGGATATTCCGACTCAAGCGCCATATAACGTTCCTTTAACTGGTATGGCGCCGGGCGGTACTTTCGTTGAAGACCAAGGTGTTATGTCCAGCGATGGTACGGCTATGGTCAAAGTGGCCAGTAATCCGAAAGCAGGCCAATACTCCGTTGCCGCAAACGGCGTTTACTCGTTTAACGAGGCGGATAAAGGCAAAACGGTTTACCCTAGCTTTACTTACACGGTATCTATGCCGTCAGCCAAGAAAATTGAGCTGACTAATATGGCGATGGGTAACACGCCGACCTTTAAGTTGAAATACCTGACTCAGTTTAAAGGCAAAAAAGCCTTACTGGAGCTGGAAAGCGTAACCAGTGGTAAATTGGGCTTATTCTCAACCAAAAACGATGACTTCTCCGTACCTGAAATTGACTTTACTGCCTCAACCGATGAAGCAGGCTTTAAAGTCGGCACGTTGTGGATTCAAGAGTAATAATGCAGGCCGTCTGAAAATGACGGCCTTTTTTCATTTACCCCGAAAAAAGGAAAACAAAATGACCGTACGAATTAAAGGTGTAACCGTTGAACTGAACGGCACTGAATATGTTATTCCTCCGATCGCTTTGGGCGCATTGGAACAGTTGCAAAGCCGAATTGGTGCATTTGACGGCAACGTGCAAGATGCAAAACAAATTTCTACCGTTATCGATTGCGCCCATTCCGCGCTGAAACGTAACTATCCCGATATGACGCGCGAAGAAGTGGCCGATTTAATTGATATTGGCAACATGAACGAAGTATTCGCCGCCGTAATGGATGTTTCAGGTTTGAAACGCAAGGAACAGGAAGCCGCGCAAGCGGGGGAAGCTCAGGCGGCGGTTTAAGTTTCGGCGCGATGATTGCCCACGTCTGCGCCTCAACAGGGTGGACGTGGGACTATGTTGCCGACAACTTGGATTTGCCGCGAATCGGGCATTTAAATGACTATTGGCGTGAACATCCGCCCGTGCATATCTTGGTAGCCTCATACATGGGCATTAAGCCATCATCCAGCCCTGTACAGAGCGAAACAGACGAGGCAGAGGCCATCGGTATGCTTGGCGGTGGCGAGCTGTCAGAGGACGCATTTAACGCATTGCTGAAAGCGAAGGGGATTATTTGATATGAGCAACGCAGTTTTCCCAACGTTTCCCGGCTTGAAGTGGGGGCGTAAAAGAACGGCTGTTTGGAGTACCAATATTCAAAAGTCAGCTTCAGGGCGTGAGATTCGCAGCGCGTACTACACTTATCCGCAGTGGAAATTCTCGTTGTCGTTTGAAGTGTTGAGAACAAAAGCTTCAATCAACGAACTTGAGAAGCTGGCAGGCTTTTTCAACGAACGGCGCGGCAGTTTCGACAGCTTTTTGTACGAAGACCCGACAGATAACAAGGTTACAGACCAGCTTATCGGGAATGTCGTTCAGGGTGTAACGAGATACCAGCTTGTGCGAAATTACGGCGGTTTTACCGAGCCTGTTTTAGCGGTTAAGGGCGTGCCGACGGTTAAAGTAGGCGGTGTTGCTTTGACACATGGCCGTGATTTCGCGATAGACAACAACGGTGTATTGGTTTTAAACACGCCGCAAACGCCCGGCAGACCTATCACATGGACAGGCGGCTTTTATTTTCGCGTACGCTTCACGTCTGATACGGTGGATTTTGAAAACTTCATCGGACATCTGTGGAATGCGAAGAAAATCGAGTTTACGAGTTTGAAATTATGAAAAGTGCAAGCGCTGAATTGATAAACCTGCTTCATAACGAAGACAGGTTTTTAATGGCCGATTTGTTCACGATTACCCTATCGAATGGGCAGGTATTGCGTCATACGAACTTTGACAAGCCTGTTACATGGCAGGGGAATCAGTACGAAGCCTATAAGCTGATTATCAAACGCGGCGCGACAAGAACGGCGGTAGGGCTTGATGTTGATTCCAACACGTTGCAAATCGCCGCCGAACCAAGTTACAGACTTGAGGGCTTGCAGTGGGCAGAGGCCGCGCTTGGCGGTGCTTTAGACGGCGCAAGGGTGGTTATCGAACGTGTCTTTTTCCGTGATTTCCTTACGCCAAATCCTGAGCCTGTTGGTACGGTCATTATCTTTTCCGGCCGCGTGTCGGATGTGTCGGGTAGTCGTTCGTCCGTCAAGGTTGACGTCAAATCGGATATTGAATTGCTGAACGTATCAAGCCCGCGCAATATCTATCAGGCCGGTTGCATGAGAACGCTTTATGACGGTGGCTGTAAAGTCAACCGCGAGAAATTCACTGTAAACGGTCGTGTGACCGCAAACAGCACGACAGGAACGGAACTGACTTGTAACCTGACACAGGCGAATGGCTGGTTTAATCAGGGCGTCATCAAGTTTATAAGCGGCCTTAATGCAGGGCTGACACGCACCGTCAAAGAACACAAAGACGGTACGCTGTCTTTTGCCTTGCGCTTACCGCACCCGCCACGCGCCGGAGATGTGTTCAAAATCTATCCGGGCTGCGACAAGCGGCAAAGCACCTGTAAAGACAAGTTCCAAAACATCGTGCATTTTCGCGGTTTTCCTTATATCCCATCTGCTGATACGGTGGTTTAAATGAGGCCGTCTGAAATGGATTTGAGAAAGCGAATTGTCGAAGAGGCTTATTCGTGGCTTGGTACGCCGTACCATCATCAAGCGATGGTTAAGGGTGCTGGCGTGGATTGCGCGATGATTCTTGTCGCAATCTATCGGGAGGCCGGCTTACTGCCTGCTGATTTTGACCCACGACCGTATCCTCAAGACTGGCACTTACACCGAGACGAGGAGCGGTATCTTGGCTGGGTTTTAAAAGTCTGCCATGAGACAGATACGCCGCAACCGGGCGACGTTGTCATTTGGAAGTTTGGGCGCACGTTTTCGCATGGCGCGGTTTATGTTGGCGACAACAAAATTATTCATAGCTACATCGGGCGCGGTGTGGTTTTGGATGAGTTGGATCAGGCTGAACTTTCAGGCCGTCCGATGAAATTTTTTACTTTTGGAGAAAGAAAATGAATATTCAAATAACAGCTTATGGTTTAGGCAGTGGCCACGATGAAGCCGCTGGCGGTAGTTATGACGATACCGAAATTAAAAAAGAATTGGATAAAAAAACAACTTGCCAACCAGCCCAAAGGCGGCGCGGCGTATGACGACACCGATTTGCGCAAACAGATTGCGGCGGTTGCGGAACAGGTCCGCAAAATAGCCGATACCCGCAAAGAGTATCAAGCTGCGTATGTCCCTAAAAAAGATTTGGGGAGCGAATCAGATAGCAATGGATTTGTAACGGTTAAATTTAAAAAGCCGTTTTCAAAAATCCCATTTGTCAAGGCTACGGTTGACCTAAAAACACGTTCCGCACGAGCGATTAATATTACAAATGTGACAGAAACAAGTTTCGAGATATTAGATGCCAGCTGGGATTTTAATGATATGTCAGGCGTTTGGTATGAAGCGCATTTAATAGATTGATTTTATAGAGGTTAATCATGGGCGGTAAGACTTCCACTATTTCAAATTCTGAACAACGGATTCTGTCCCTACAGGTTCAACAGTCATCTCAAGGCTTGACCCTGCCTGTTGTTTACGGTCGGGCGCGTGTTGCTGGTAATTTGATTTGGTACGGCGACTTTACCACTATTGAGACCAAGACAACGACCCGACAAGGCGGCAAGGGCGGCGGTGGCGTAAAACAAGAGGATATTTCCTACACTTACGAAGCCGCCGTCATGATGGCCTTGTGCGAGGGCGAAATTAAGGGAATCGGGCGCATTTGGCGCGATAAAGAAAAGTTTGAATCGCTTTCACAATTGCGCCTGAATCTTGCCAAAGGCGGCGATGAACAGCCGACCTGGACGCATTTGCAACAGCCGAAGCACCAAGCGCAGGCCATCAACTATTCTGGCACGGCTTATATTTATAGCCCGAATTACGAACTGACGAAATCAGCGCAGATTTATAGCCATAATTTCGAGGTTATCGGGAAAATGGGGTATTCGTCCTCAATTCCTGACGCAAATCCGAGCGAAATTATCCGCGATATGCTGACGAATCAGAACTACGGTTGCGGATTTCCTGCTGAAAACTTAGGCGATACAAGCGTTTACGGCGTTTATTGCCGCGCGGCAGGTATCTTTTTAAGCCCTGTTTACAGTGAGCAGACGGAGGCGCAACAGAACATTTCCGAACTGTTGGAACAGACCAATAGCGCGGCAGTGTTTTCGCAAGGCCGTCTGAAAATTGTCCCTTATGGCGACGTGAAGCTGTCAGGAAACGGCGCGGCCTATGTGCCAAACCTGACACCTGTTTACGACTTGACCGATGACGATTTTATCGTTTCAGGCGCGGAAGACCCTTTAAAGGTTGAGCGCAAAACCAATGCGGACGCTTACAACCAAATACAGGTTGAATATCTCGACCGCGCGAATGACTACAATATCGCTGTGGCCGAAGTGAAAGACCAAGCGAATATTGAGCAATACGGCCTGCGCCCTAAAGATGCCGTGAAGATGCACGGAATCTGCGACGCGAAAGTCGCAAACCATGTAGCGCAACTGCTGTTACAGCGTGCCTTGTACGTCCGCAATGAATATGAGTTTAAGCTTGGTTGGAAATACTGCCTGCTTGAGCCTATGGACTTGGTAACGCTGACAGACGAGGGCTTGGGGCTTGATAAAACGCCTGTCCGAATCATCGAGATTGAGGAGGACGAAGAGGGCGTTTTGACCGTCAAGGCTGAAGATTTCCCAATGGGCGCGGCTACGGCTACGGCTTACCCAACACAGCCGTCATTAGGTTATTCCGCCGATTACAACAAATCGCCCGGTAACGCCCATGCGCCTGTTGTTTTTGAAGCGCCCTTACAACTAACTGGCGGCGAGCCTCAAATTTGGCTTGCAACCGCTGGCGGCGATATGTGGGGCGGTGCTGAAGTGTGGATTTCAACCGATGGCGACAGCTACACGCGAATCGGCGCAACCAACAAGAAAGCGCGTTTTGGCTCACTGTCTGCGCCTTTGGCAAGTGGTGCAGTTTTCGACCGCGCTAATACTTTGAACGTTGAAATTTCCGCCGGGCAAATGACAGGCGGAACGGAGCAAGACAGCCGCGATTTGCTGACCTTGTGTTACGTTGACGGCGAGTTTTTGGCCTACGAGACTGCCGAATTAAAAGGCGTTGGACGTTATACGCTTGGCAACCTAACGCGCGGTGCGTATGGCTCAAACATCGACCGACACAATGCAGGCAGTCAGTTTGTGCGTATTGATGAAGCGATGTTCAAATACGCCGTCCCTGCGAACTGGGTAGGACGCACGGTTTGGGTTAAGCTGGTGTCTTTCAACGTCTTTGGTAGTGGTGTGCAGGAGCTTGCAGAAGTTCCGGCATATTCCTACACCATCAAGGGCGCACCGCTTGGGCAAATTCAGAACCTACGCCTCACATCATCTTGGGCATACGGTAAGGAAGCCGTTATTGCTTGGGATAAATTGGGCGGCGCTGATACCTATGACGTAGAAGTCTATGCAGGCAATACGCAAAAACTACTGCGAAGCTTGAGCGGTATTGTTGACAACGGCTTTACCTACACGCAGGCCGACATGAAAGCTGACGGCGGTCAAGTGCGTGATGTTGTCTTTAAAGTTCGTGGACGCGCGGTTACTGGGAAAACTGGCAACTGGGCGCAAGTAGCCGCTCAGAATCCTCAACTCAAACCATTGCAAGGCATTGAGATTGACAGCGGTTTGCGTCAGGCGTTTTTCAAATGCGCCATGCCGTCTGAAGAGGATTTTGCAGGTATTGTGATTTGGGTGTCTGAAAATCAGGCCGTCCCAACGACAGACGCGAATAAAGCCTACGATGGTGCAGAAACCTTTGTTTCGATCACAAAATGCAACGGAAAGGATTTACAACAGGGTAAAACCTATTATTTACGCGCCGCCGGTTATGACAGCTTTGGCAAAGACGGTATGCACGTCAGCAACAGTATTGCTTTTACCGTTGCCGATGTGTCAGTCACAGATTTGACGGAAAGTAATCTGAACAAGTCTTTGCGTGACAAAATCGCCCTGATAGACGGCAACGGTGCAGGCAGTGTGAACGCACGAATCGAAGCGGAAACGCGTGAGAGGGTAAGCAAGATTGAACAAGTATCCTCGAAACTCAATAACTTATCTGTCGGAGGGCGAAACTTAATCCGAGATTCCGCAACGCAAGTTCAAAATTCCAACTATTTAATTCAGTCATATTCTATGACCGATAATTCGTTACAAGAGGGAGAGCCGTTTACTGTAACGATTTGGGGGGATTTGGGCAGCGACCGCGAGGCGTTTTGGCCTTTTAATTCGAATGGTTTTAACTGGCTAGGCACAATGAAGAAAGTGTCTGATGGAGTTTATCGACTATCGGCAACATGGCAACGGTCGAAAAACAACCCATCAAACGACCGTTTATTGATTTATTGCGGCCCGAATAGTGGTAGAACTGCCTCACGGATTGACCGTATTAAGCTGGAGCGTGGCACTGTTGCGACCGACTGGACACCGGCGTCGGAGGATAGTGTGGCAACGGTGCAAACCCACGCCCAAAGTATCAACGGCTTGGAGGCGCAATACACGGTAAAAGTTGACGTTAATGGCAAGGTGGCAGGCTACGGCTTGGCAACCACGCCTAAAAACGGCACACCTGAAAGCAAGTTTATTGTGAACGCTGACCGCTTCGGCGTTGGGTCAACTGGCAAGGCTGATATTTTCCCGTTTACGGTAGATACACGGCAAAACCGTGTCGGCGTAAACGGCGAATTGGTGGTAAACGGCAAGGCGATTGTCGATAGATTGAACGCCGGGGATATTCACGGCGACAAAATCACGGCAAACACGCTGAACGCAAACCGCCTGAAAGCTGGAAGCGTTACGGCGCGTGAAATGGCGGCTGGAAGTATCACAGCTGATAAGCTGGCGGCAGGTTCGATAACTGCTGATAAATTGGCGGCTGGTAGTATTACCGCTAATAAGCTGGCGGCCAATTCCGTTACGTCTGACAAGTTATCTGTACAAAACTTATCTGCCATGAGTAGTGATTTAGGCGATATAAAAGCTGGTAACATCAATATCGGCAATGGTGCTTTTACCGTGTCGAGGAATGGCGATTTATACGCTAAGAACGGCAGATTTGAAGGCACTGTTTACGCTGATAAAATTGAGGGCGATGTCCTGAAATTTTTCCCTTTTACAAGGGTTAAAACTGGACGATATGCTCTAACTTACACAAACACCACACAAAAGGACATTGTGTTAAGTTTCCAGAATATTTCTTTCGTAACACCTGATTCTAAATCTAGTTACTGGGTTAGAATTAAGGTCAACGATCAGCAAATATACGAGCAGGAATTTTGGTCAGTCCTTAGTCATTCCTATTCAGATGCACAGGGGAATCACGATTATTATAAAGGTATTTTCTACAATGCCCCATTCCTTCACGTTGTACATGGGAATACTACTTCTAACATTGTTATTGAAATAGATCATGAGATAACTATTAATAGAAGTATTAGATGGAGTGAGGTTGATATTCCATCAGTCCCTTATGTTTTGGCCGCAAGAATTTAGTTATTTAAAGGAATTAGTATGAAACAAGTAATCGCAATCAAGCACGAAATCGAAGACGAAAGCACCGGCGCGGTGGCAAATTACCATGTAATCGAATATGTAGGTATCGATTATAAGTACAGCAATGTTACGGCAACAATGAATGGCTATGTGTCTAAAAAGGCATACGAATCAGGCAGAAATCCGCTTTGTTCCCACACTGTTACTGTGACCGGCTTACCTGACGGCGCGGAAGTATCACGCGCGTGGCTGTACGGTAAAGCTGTTGAACAGGGAAATGAACAAAGCGTCTTTTCCGGTGCTGAACTGATTGAAGCGTAAGTAAATTGAAACCACGCCCGTGATGATTCGCGGGCTTTTTTATGGGCGGTCGTATGAGCGATTTAGAAGCAAAAATCAAAATAACCGTCGAAAACGGCACGGCAGCAGGGTTCAACCAAGCGGCAAATTCTGCGGAATCGGCTTCAAAGGCCATTGAAAACGCTATTGGTAACGTCAAGGCGCGATTGAAAACGCATTTTGACGATATGAAAAAGTCGATGGAGCAGGCGTTTCACGTTAACCCATCGACTTTTAAAACGCTTGGCGATGCACAAGAGGGGATGTTTAACAAAATCTCTTCTTCGGCGCGGAAAGTGTACGAAGAAACGCGTACACCGATGGAGCAATTTAAGGCGAAACTGGCGGAAGTTAATCAACTGCTGAATCTTGGCGCGATTGACGTAGAAACCTACGAGCGCAAGGTTCAGCAACTGAACAGCGAGCTTGAGCAGACGGACGGCAAGGCTTCGGCGGCTGCCGGTGGGCTGGGTAAAATTGGGTCGGTTTTGGCAGGATTCGCCTCACTGTCATTTGCCAAGTCCATGCTTGACACTGCCGACGCCATGCAGTCAATCAACGCACAAGTCAGACAGGTTGTGTCGTCTGAAAGCGAGTATTTGGCAGTACAACGTCAGTTATTGGACGTGGCAAACAATACGCGCGCCTCATTGGAATCAACGGCAAATCTGTATGTTTCCACAAGCCGCGCTTTGAAAGACTACGGCTACACACAACAGGAGATTTTGACCTTTACCGAGGCGACCAATAACGCGATGGCTATCGGCGGCGTACAAGCGCAACAACAGGCCGCCGCGCTTATGCAGTTATCGCAGGCCTTGGGTAGCGGCGTATTGCAGGGCGATGAATTTAAATCCATTGCCGAAGCCGCGCCGATTCTGCTTGATACGATTGCGGAATACATGGGCAAATCACGCGCTGAGATTAAAAAGCTTGGCAGTGAAGGGCAGTTGACGGCGGATGTGATTTTTAAAGCCATATCCGGCGCGTCTGAGAAATTCGGCGAGCAGGCGGCTAAAATGCCTATGACAATGGGGCAGGCTTTGACGGTGTTCTCAAATAACTGGCAAAGCATGGTTTCCAAGCTGCTGAACGACAGCGGCGCAATGTCGGGTATTGCCGCCGTTATTAAACTGATTGCCGATAACCTGAATTTGGTCGTGCCGATTGTCGCAGGCTTTGCCGTTGCTGTTGCCGCTGCTGTTGCACCAACGCTGGCCTTGAATGTGGCATTACTGGCAAATCCGTTCGGGATTGTGGCTGTCGCAATCGGTGCGGTCATCGGCCTTATTGCCCAATTCGGCGACGAAATAGACGTTTTCGGTGACGGCTGGTCAAATCTGTCTGATGTGATTCAGGCGGTATGGCAAATCATCACAGAAACCATCGGCGAAGCTGTTGATACCGTTAAATCATGGTTCGGCGAGCTGACGGCATGGGTTGACGAGAGTGTCGGCGGCTGGTCGGCGGTATTTGAGCGCGTGATGGGCTTAATCTCAAGCACCATCGGGGCGTACGTCAACGTCTATATCAACACATTCGCAACCGGCTGGATGTTGATTAAAGAGGCTGCCAATAATATGCCGCAATTCTTTGCCAATCTTGGCAAAGCTATCGGCAACGTGTTTATTTCCGCAATTGAGTGGATGGTAAACAAAGCGGTCGGCATGATTAACAGCATGATTGACTTTGCCAACAAAGCCGCGTCGATGGTCGGCGTTTCGGGTATTGAAAAGCTGAACAACGTTCAAATGGGACGGATGAATGATGGCGGACTTGGCAGTCGAATCGCTGACAGTATGACTAAAGACCGCGCCGGCGCAATGGCAAATGCCATCAAGGAACGCGCGGCCAACATTCACGAAGCTAAAGCAATGAGAGGCGCACGAGGTGGTGGCGGTGGCGGAGGTTCTGCCAAAGCTCACGCGCCTGCTGGCGGTGGCGGTGGTGGCTCAGGCCGTAAAGGTGGTAGCGGACGTAAAGGCGGCGGGAAAGGTCATGCAGGCAGCTCAGGAGCGGCGCAAGACCCAATGCAAGGCTGGGAAGAGGAAATCAAAGCCCAAAAACTTGCACACCGTGAAATGCAGCGCGAAACGCTCACGCACCAAGAATGGGATTTAGCGCGTGAGGCCGCCTACTGGCGCGAGAAACTGGCAACGGTTGACGCTGGTAGTAAAACCGGCCTGAAACTGCGTGAAAAAATCCTAACCCTTGAAGACCAGTTATCGAAGCAGTCAACTGAAGCGAAAATGAATCAGGTGGCTGAATGGGAGAAGCTGGACAAACACAAGCTTGAGATGGAGAAAGACGCGGCCGACCAAGCGTTATCCGCAGGCCGTATCTCGCAACTCGAACGCCTTGATTTGGAAATCGAGTTTGAAAACCGCCGGTATCAGATTGCCTATGACGCATTGCAAGAACGGATCGCACTTGCTGAACAAGACCCGACTTATAGTCAGACGGCCATTGATAAGCTTAAAGCGCAGATGGCGGAGCTTGGGCAAGGTCATGAACGGACGCAGGCGAAGAATGAGGGCAAGCGCGAAAGCCAACGCCAGAAAGACGCGCCGAACGTCATGGAAATGCTTCAGGACGGAGGCAAGAACGTTTGGCAAGAAGCACAGCAGCAGATGGGGCAGGCGTTTTCAGCTATGCTCACGCGTACGCAGAATTTCCGCACGGCCATGAATAACTTTTTCAAGAGTATGGGGCAAACCTTTATTCAGGAAATGGTTACAAAGCCACTGATGGGCATGATGCAGCGCATGGTTCAGGAATCAGCGATTTACAAGATGATTTTTGAGACTAAGGAAACGCTGGAGACAGCGGCAGCGGCTAAGACGGCGGCAACTAAAGCGACCGAGACTACATCTGTCGTTACCGCCAACGCAACACAGGCGGCATCGGGCGCGGCGGCTTCTCAGGCTTCTATTCCTTACGTCGGCCCGATTCTTGCGGTTGCGGCAATGGCCGCGATTATGGCGGCAGTGATGGGCTTAATGGGCGGTGGTGGCGGTTCTCAAACGTCCACTACCACAACACGGATTCCATCGGCGGCAGGTGGTTGGGATATTCCGGCAGGCATCAACCCTCTTACTCAGTTGCACGAGAATGAGATGGTTTTGCCAGCGGAACACGCCCAAACAATCCGCGAAATGGCAGGCCAATCAGGCGGCGACGATAGCACGATTATCATCAATTCAACAGGCGGCGACTTTATCCATAAAAAGGATTTGGCAAAGCTTTTGAAACAGATGAAACGTGATTTCAAATTTGTTTAACGGTCAGGCCGTCTGAGATTTCAGGCGGCTTTTTTTGTAAACGTCAAAAACCCTGAAAGGGGGAATTATGATTAAAATCAAAGCGGAAATACCGATTATAAACATCGAGATACCGCGCGGAAATGCACGGCGTTTTGAAGTAACGGTAACGGTGGACGGTAAACCGTTTGATTTATCGACCGCCAATCTGAAAATGATGGTCGTGCCTAACACTGGGGGAACGTTCGAGGCTACGGCGAATATCCAAGTGGCCGAAAACGTCCTAACGCTGGAGTTTCCGCCTGAATTTTCCAAAAACGTGAAATGGCGACGTGCCAAATACGACATTTTGAACGTATCGACACGGCACACGCTTATTCGTGGCGAAATTTGCTTACTGGAGGTTATCACGCTATGACGGAATATGTATTTACCCTGTCAGACAAAACGCCGTCCGTTGAGATTGACGTTAAAGAAACCGCTATTGCTCAAGGCGCAGGGCAGGACCTGTACGACCGCGCGAAAAGAGAGCTTGGCTTTACCGGCACTTTTGAAGAGTTTCTCACTAAGTTTAAAGGCGAGCGAGGAGAGAAAGGCGAAGATGGTGCGGCTGGTGCAAAAGGCGATACAGGCGAACGAGGGATTCCGGGCGAACGAGGGGCTGACGGCTTGCCGGGCGCGAAAGGAGACACTGGCGATAAAGGTGCAGATGGTTTGCCCGGTGAGAGAGGCGAACGAGGCGCAGACGGTGCAAAGGGCGACAAAGGCGACACTGGCGAGCGTGGACCGATAGGACCACAAGGCCCGCAAGGTTTGCCCGGACCACAAGGACAACGTGGGGAAACTGGTCAACAAGGTTTGCAAGGTTTACAAGGGCCTGTTGGCCTTACTGGACCTAAAGGCGACACTGGACCTAAAGGAGCGGACGGACTACAAGGACCTATTGGCCCTCAAGGTTTACAAGGAGAGCGTGGACAAGACGGACAAAGGGGCGAGCGAGGGGAACAAGGCCCAATCGGACCTATTGGACCTCAAGGGCCTATTGGGTTAACTGGTCCAAAAGGTGCTGACGGCGTGGGTATCGCGCAAAAACTGACCTTATCCGGAAACACGCTCACTCTGTCAGACGGCGGGGGAAGTGTAACTCTGCCAAGTCAGCCAGCCGCAAACGCGCCCGATGGGCAAGCCAATGAGTATGAAATTCACGGCACTGGTATGCCTAATGGAAAGGTTACTGCACCAGTCGGTACAACCTATGTGGACACAGCAGCCACAAACGGCGCGTTGAAATGGATAAAACGAACCGGAGCGGATAACCAAGGCTGGGAAGTCTTGACTGGGGATACTGGCTGGCGAACGCTAACAATTGCTTCAAAATTGGGCGCGTCATATCTAAAAGTTAGACGCAAAAACGATACCGTTATGTATCAATTCGGTGGTTTAAGCTGGGGTTGGTTCGGTATCGTGCGCCGTAATGGCCCGGGGTATTCTATTCAGCCATCTGACAGGGAGCGGAACGTTTTTATTTTAGGCTTGCAGGGAATACCGCAAGGGTTTAGGTCAGAATTTAGTTTGATTGGCGGTATCTACAACGACAAGGGCACGCCATACGGGACATGGTATTTAGGTGGCCCTGGCGATGGCAACATGATACGTTTCCAATTTACTGACCCTGTTCCTACTGACCGAGACATTGGGGACATTCGGGTAAGTTCTATCATGTACCTGACTAACGACCCTTGGCCTACTAGATTGCCATAATTTTTGATGGTTTTTTTCGTAAACGGACTTTTTGATAATTTTGTCAAAAAGTCCTTTTTCTTTGGAGATTGGAAATGAGTAACTCATTGAAATGGGTTAAATATGTGTTGGAATGGCGTTTTCTGCCTGTACGTTTTCAGAAGTGGCTGTTTGGCACTGGTACGCGCGTTGTCGAGTTTGCCAGTGGGTTGTCGATGATTGGTTATGCCGCCGTTTTCGCGTTTTCGCCTGACGATATTTATAGTTGGCCAATATATTATAAATTCAAGGATATTTCAGAGTTTACGCTGATATTGGTATTTGGCGGTATCGGCTTGTTACAGTTGGCCTCGATGTACTGGCAGACGTACCGTGGGAACGTCTTTTCAGGCTATCTATTGCTGGTGTCGGCGTTCATTTGGTATCTGACGGCGCAGGCGTTTTGGGGAGCATTTCCGCCTGCTCATACAGGCATGGTAATACCGCCGATTCTGTCATTCTTGTGCCTTTTGGCTGGCAATAACTCACTTAAATTTTTATTTTCGGGCAGAAAACTGAAAGACGGCCTAAAGGGGGAATAATGGATTTTTTCCAATTTGGCTACCTGTTTGCCATAGGGGGCGGTATTGTCGGTAGTGCGTGGTCGAGTATCAAAGACCACGACAAAATCGTTTCAAGCGTATTTGAAGCGGTTGTATCGGCAGTGGCAGCGGCGGCGGTAGTGGAACGGTTTTTGATGGTAAACCAAGTATGGACTTGCGCTATTGCCGGCGCGTTTGTCGGCATTTTGACAGGCCACGCCATGGATACCGTCAAGACCTTAGCCCCGGGCTTGATGAAAAAATGGGTCAAGAAAACGGCTGACAAATTTATCGATAGTAAAGAGTAACAACAGGTCGTCTGAAATCAGACGGCCTTTTTTAATGGAGAAGTAAAAATGCAAATCACTGAGCACTTTAGTTTAAAAGAATTGACACGCAGCGAATCTGCACGCCGTGCCGGTATTGAGAACAAGCCATCATCTGCCGAAATGGACAACATCTATTACACGGCGCAACAGCTTGAGAAAATCCGCGCCTATGTTGGCCGCGGAATCATCGTTACAAGCTGTTTCCGCAGTGAGCGCGTGAACAAGCTGGTAGGCGGTAGTCCAACGTCCGCCCATCGTTTCGGCTTGGCGGCTGACTGTGACGCAGTGGGCTTGACCTCTTTGGCATTTGCGAAACTTTTAATCAAAATGCGGGACGAGGGCAAACTGACCTTTGACCAGTTGATTCTTGAGTTTCCTGAACGTGGTGATGGCGCATGGGTGCATGTAGGTTTCCGCCGTAACAGCCCAATGCGTAACCAAATCATGACAGCGACCAAGAAGAGCGGCAAGACTGTCTATTTGCCGGGCTTGCACGTTTAAGGAGTAGCCATGAATCCTGTCGAATTTCTGAAAGCGCGTATCGCTGAATGGGAAGAAAAACGCAAACAGGCGGGCGAAAACGCTGACTTTAAAGCGTTTGAATTTGCCGAAAGCGAGATTAAAAACTACAAAGCAATGTTAAAAACCTATGAACAGCCTGCTATTTAAAAACTGGAAACTGATTCTAATCGCGGTTTGTCTTGTGCTGATTGTGGGCGCGTGGCAATACGACCATGCCGCCCAATACAAGCGCGGACGTGAATCAATGGCGGCGGAAATTTCAGGCCGCCTGAAAGATTCCGCGATTGAAAAGGCGAAACAAGACCGCGAATCGTCCGCCGCGTATCAGTCGGGCAAAGCGGTGCGAGAAGAAAAGGAAAGGGTGCGTTATGTGCAAGTGCAGAAGATTGTTGAAAAGCCTGTGTTTCGGAATACCTGTGTTGATTCTGATGGGCTGTCAATCATCAACGCCGCCATTGCCGACGGCAATTAAACCGCCTGCCGACCTTGTGCAGCCATGCCCAAATCTGCCTAAACTTGAGGGCGGAACAGGCGCGGATGTGTTGCCGTGGTCGCTACAAGTCATCGGCTTGTACAACGATTGCAAGGCGCGGCATAAGGCGTTGGTGGATACAATAAATTAGATAGACAGTCTAACAATAGTGTTATAATTGTGTGTCGAACAAGTTACAGAAGGCTATATTCTGTATTAATATTGTGTTAGCGGCGCAATATTAAAATAAAACAAAGGCCGTCTGAGATTTCAGGCGGCCTTTTTCTCATTTATCCTCTATATATTCCAACAATTTCAGCCATTTAGTGTGAGGCATATTCGAAAAACTGCTCATGTTTGGGCTTGTTTCCCATTTTTGGGCGGTTTTCAGCGTTGATTCCGTGATGTCGGCAACATTCTGCTGTGTCAGCCCATATCTTCGGCGCAGTGCCTTTAGGTTCGCAGG